TTAATAATTTAGAGTTTGACCAGCATAAATCAAATTAGGGTTTGAAATACCATTCATTGAAACTAAACTTTGAACTGTTGTTCCTAAACGGCTCGCAATTGATGAAAGATTATCACCAGATTGTACAGTGTAAGTTCGTGCTGCGGTCCCAGATTGACCGCCTGTGAAGCGAATAACCTGACCAGTGTAAATTGTGTTCGGATTAGATAAACTATTCTGACGTGCTAATTCTTGCCAGTTTGTACCCCAGTTTGATGCAATGCCACTAAGTGTATCACCTTGTTTTACAATATAACTTTTTGCGGGTGTCGTTGGCTGGCTTGTAGAAGCATCAATAGTTTCCACATCATGAACGGATAACCAGCTCATAATACCATCAAGCAAGACAGTTTCTCCATTCTTCTGGATGATTTTATGTGGTTGACCTTTTACCCATTGAGGAATTGTTTCTCCTGTGGCATAATTCTTAGCGCCAAAGTTTACTTTAACCGTCATTCCAACTTCTACATCGTTTCCTTTAACTTCATTGGCTTCTTTACCATTTTCAATGGCCGGTGTAGCAGTATTGGGTTTAACTTCTTGGCCTTTCTGTTTTCCATATCCATTACCTGTGATTCCTGTTAAATCAACATTTCCATCAAGTCCGCCAGCAACATAAGTTGATGTGAACTGGAATACTGAAATTCCGTCCATACTTGGGAAAAAGCTATAGTTTGGAACTGGTGTTACTTCATAATTTGGATAAGCCGCAATCCATAATGAGTTAGGGAATTCTTTGATGATTTGCTTATAGTTGACATTTTCCAAAGTATAAGGCTTATATGAATAATACATTGGAGTATATCCAGCCGCTTTTACTCGACGCATTCCGTAAAGAATCGCATCAGTATTGGCCTGTTTATTTCCACTTGCTCCACCTTCATAGTCCAAAGCTACAATAGAATTCTTTGGCGTTTGAATTTTTGGTAAATAGCGGTCAAGTGCTGCTTTTGCTACTTCTTGCGAACCTCCGACTTGGTACCAAATATAAGTGTGCGCTCGTTTACCTTGAGCAATTGCTGAAGCTACTTGCGTTTCATAGGTGGCTTGGTCTACAAAGGTTCCACCGTAAGTCCCTCCGATTTGGCTAAAAGCAAATTTATCATGAGCATAACCAAAATTACCGTAAGTTCCGTTATATTTTGACCAGTCAACCCCTTGGACACCGGCTGCCGCAAATACAGGACCACTTGCTGCGACAACAAAGAAAGCTACTATTCCAATGGCAGCTTTTTTAATTACTTTTTTCATTTATTTTCCTCTGATTTATCTTTATTTAAGACTCTATCACTATCTCCTAGACCACTAGTCGTTGGGTCAGCAACAACTCCAACAATTGCTAATAGCGCAAAAGCAGCATTAACCACTGCAGCAAGTTGTTGATTTAAAATAACAAAGTCCCACTTATAGCCAAATGGTGCTCCTATAGCTTGTATTAGCAAGAATAGAGCAGGTAGTAAAGCTAACCAAAAAGCTTTGCTTTTTAAACGTAATTTCCAATTGATTTGATTCATTTTACTCTCCTATTTTTTATATTTCTATGCAGTGCGTTTCCAATAATATATTGTTGTTGAACCAATTACTGCTGAACCGATGTTTTGCCTGTTCCGGAATAAACGGACTGATGCCAGATTCGACATATAAGTCAAGTATCGACAAACTGTAGTAGTCGGAAACTTGCCAGCAAAGCTCTTCATCATGTGTGGTCTAAACCGCATCACCTCCTCTCAATTTTAGGCAAAACAAAAATACTCTTAAGAGTGCTATTAAAAAACGCCTTTTATCCATTAAGCTCGGGCAGGTTATTACCATAACTCATTGGGTTTAATTTAATTGTCCCACTAAATCCGGTCCCAGAATCTTTATGGATTACGCCGGTTTTACCCTTTTCGTGAGAATAAAATAAGGTATTATAAAAAGTCACATCCATATCAGTGCCAGTTTTATCTCCAAACGTCTGATTAACATCGCTGATATAAGCCGCCCAAGATAAGTCAGACTCTACACGACAATCATCGATTATGAGATGCTGATTACTTGTATTTGCAGCGATGGCGCTATGACAAAACAAACTACCATTAATTAACATCGAACTTTCGGCTGGTGTATGCGAGAATAAATTGCAGCGAATTAGTTTAATGGTCTGGTCTTGACGCAAGCCGCTACCGAAAGCTGCATTTTGCATCGAAATCATATCACAGTCAATAAATTCTGCAGTACCTGCTCCATCAAAATCAGCGTGAACCGCATAACTACGTAAGCTATCGACTGGCACATTCTTCGTCGCGTCATGTGTTGCGATAAATGTCAAGTTTTTCACCATAACATCGCCTTCAATTTCTAAAGGTGCAGCATTGTAATGGCCAGTGTCATTACGCACAATACAAGTTTTTTTATTAACCCCGATTAACGATATATGACGCTGGCCCCATATTTTAACACTCTCATTATAAATTCCGGGCATTATCAATATAGTGACGGGGTTATCCTTACTATCAGCTGCAGCATTAACCGCCGCCTGAATTGTAGCGTAATCATGACCTTGACCAACCGTGATTACGTTATTATGGTCATTCTTGGTCATACTTTTACGATAATATCTATCAATAATAATCTGCAACGAAACGTTATGTGATACTAGTTTGTGACCCAAATATGATAATAGTAAATGATGTTTATAATCACTAGCGTCTGAGGTTCGTCCAATTGTAAAATCGCCAGCAGTCAACAGTTTACCGTTAGGATCGCCGCCTGGCGCATCTAACCAGCTCAAAATTAGAGACTGACCATCGGCTAAATCAAAAGTCACATCCGTACTAAAAAGTGCGACTCGGCTAAAGTTATTCGAATAAATTCCCGTGTTTTTATTAAACGTTATTGTTGCTCCATTACCATTATGATCCTCGATTTTAATCGGGTCCTGATTATCGGGTGTAAAAAACAATATGCGGGTAATCGGCACAGTTAAATCTCTTGAGCCGTAATAATTTCTAGATAATTTATTTTGTAATGCCTGAACTGGTGACAGTAATCGTCCTGAGAGATTGCACGCGAGTAATATATTACTCCATCGTTGCGGGAAATCTGAAAGCTTTGCGATAACATAACTATCTGCGGTTAATTGATTACTATTAACAAGTTTAGTAACATCTAAATATAATACATAGCCATCTAGTATTGTTTTTTTAACGTTTTCACTAGTAAAATAAGTCATCATATTGCCACTTAATGTCCAAGCGCAAGCTTTATTAAAGGTAATAGTTATCGGAGTTCCAACTGTTTGAATTCCAGTAGGACTGATATCAATTGCGTTTTCGTCCCATCCGATTAGCTTAGACGCATCAATTTCTGATTTATCTACTTTTGTTGAAATTGCAATCCCTTGCCTGCTGACATCAGCTTGTAAGTTGTTCAAGTCTGTTTGATTGGCTTTTGTTGAAATCGCAATACCTTGTTTATCAACGGTAGCTTGTAAGTTGTCTAAATCCGTTTGATTGGGTTTTGCTGAAATGGTTGCCGAATGGTCGTTAACAGTATGCTGTAAACTTTCTAAATCTGTTTGATTAGCTTTAGGGGAGTAATCTCCGTTACTCATCAGAGAAATGTTACTTGTTAAAACCTTTACTGAATTTATTAGTTCAACTACTTCTGATTCACTGGCGTTACTTGCGATTGCGTCTAATAGCGATTTTATAGTAACTAAATTTTCAGGACTAATACCAAATGCTTCTACTTCATTTTTAAGCTCTGTCATTGCACTTTGTAAGCTCGTCATATCAGATGAATTCGCCTTAAGCTCAATATTGCTCTTGTTTGAATCAGTTTGAGTATGCAAGTCATTCAACTCACTACGCATTACTTGTGGCATATTTTCCAACAATAATTTTGTAAAATCATCAATCTTATTATTTACTTCTTGAGCTAAATCTGTAACCGTAGAATCATCTGATATAAATGCTAAATTCTTACTGACAATAACTTGCTCTTTGTCTTCATTGAGAAGTATTAAATTTGATTTTATTAATCCTGATACTGTCATCTCAGTAGGAATTATAAGCGTGAATTCTCCCTTGGATATATCATTAGGAGTTAACATAATAAAACCTGATTGAGATTTATACATATATTGATAGGTTAATTTTACTGAATAACCTGTTAAGTCAAGTACAGAACCATTATCAGTTATCTTAAGAAGTAGCGTTCTTGCATTGACATCTCCCTCCATAATTTGAATGGGCTGTTCAAATGACTGGTTAATCATATCCCATGTAATAGTTTGCTTTTTGAAATTATCTAAACTCATTGGGAACTCCTTTTAAAGTATTTTAGTAATTAGATATCCAATAACAGTTACGGCAAGAGTAAGCATAAAGCCCCAAGCCCACTTATTATTGGCTTCCATTTTTTCTATAAGTTTTGCATTTGATTGGGCTATTAAAAGCGCTCGTTCTGCTTTATCTCGAACTATTTCATAGTTATCCAACTTTGTTTCAATTCGAGCTAAACGTTCGAGGACTTCTCGCCATGCTTGTTCCTCCATAACCCCTGCTTTCTTAATCTATTGGATATGTACCAGTCCCACGAGGAGTACCACTGTTCGTAGCTGGACCAAACCACTGACATGCTCCACTTGATGAAATGTCAATATGAAATGAATCCCAACGACCAGCCATGTGACCTACAAGGGAACACCTATTTCTGGGACGAAATTCATTTGGAACACTGAGATTTACTAAATTGGAATTTGCAAGAATTTTAGAGGATATTTCCCCACCAATTGAATATTCAACTGTAGTCCCTTTCTTCCGTAAGCTAAGAGTGATCCCACCTCCGAGTTCTCCAGACCATGATTTGGTTGGAAGTGTTAAGCTTCCATTTACTTCAACGTTACCAGTAAACGTCTTTTTACCAGCAATTGATTCGTCACCAGTTTTATGAACAACCTCATGATCATTAGCTTTCTCATTACCTAGATTATCAATTTGATTTTGCAAATTTGAGGCTTGATTATCATCCAGTTGTTTTTTTAAATTCTTAAACCATGCTTGAAATTCCAAGTCTTTTTGTTCAAATATCTCCTTGTATTGGTCTACAATTCCATCAACATTGATATTATCAAACGGAGTAGACCACCCACATACCGTAAAATCACTACGCATATCTGTAATATCCGCATCAGTAATTTGAGTAGCATTATTTTTTACAGAAATTTTTGCCAATTGTAATTCATATGTTGTGTCATTACGAGCAACCGTTGTATCTCCTGGTTTATAAAATAATTGAGTCGTTCTTGCATTCTTATCCATTCTCAAAACAACAGAGTCCATGCGTTCTTGAATTGATGATGCCACGTTAACTTGTATTCCAATAGCTTTATCATTAAGGTAAGAGCCTCCATCAATAACTGCTGAACCACTTCCTACTTGAATATTCATTCCATTCTTAGTAGAGCGGACTCGTAATCCATCTTTAAAAGACATTACAACTCCTGTTTTCAAGAATGCTGCAAAAAATCGCATGAAATCATCTGCGTCATAAAGCCGATCTCCGTGTACGTCGTTCCACGGAAAACTATATTGTGTCATTTTATTCTCCTTTTAATAATGTCAAACACAGTTGGACTTTCTTTGTCCCATAGCGGTGACATGTGATGACCTGTATTATCCCAAGTTTCATCTATACCTGCTAACACTGAAGTTTTTGTCAAATTGAATAGTTTACTTGTAAACCGTACTCTGTCACCTAGTTCGTAATCTTTGCCATATACAAATAAATCACTTTCTAAATCGATATCTCCATTTAGCGTGAGCACTTCTTCTTGTTCTGCAAGTTTTTCAATTCCACGACTTGTTAAAGTTGCTTTATATTGTGAATCTGTCAATGTGATATCTTTTCCACTTCCATCCTGTGTTTGCTTTTGAATATCTCGTGCATCAACATAAATTTCTTCACGTTCTAAGCCTGCCAGGTTATCATTTAGTTTCACATTTAGTCGTGCAGAACCATCTCCCTCACCAAAAACCCAAGCCATAGTCGCTTCATCAAAGTTTGATGATTCATAGCTCTCTGATAGTAAATTATCAAAATCAACGCTGAATTCTACAACATCTGATAAATCTTTTCCTTTTACTATTTCTAGTTTGTTATGAGGATTTTGTAAATTTGTAGCTGTCTCTCTAATACCAATATCATAAGTTGAGCAAAGGGCATCTACTTCATCGCAAACAACACCATAAGAATTTTGATAATCAACAGTTGACGTTGACAACGTACCAGGAGAAGTAATAGACAAATATTGGATTTTTCGGCTGGCTTGACTTGGATTGACAACCTCATTGTTAATATGATCATAGATAATTTGTTCTGGCTTTTTGGTCTGATGATAAATTCTATAAACAATTCTCTTAAGTGATTTTGCACGTAAGGATTTACCAGATATAACAACTTCACCCTTTGTTGAATCATCGCATACTACTCTATCAATATAAAAATAAACATCATTTATATTTAGAATATTATCTGAAATAAAAAGCGAGAAAAGAATATCTTTTCTACGCTGTATTTCCTCACTATTATTAAAAATTATTTTTTGAACATCTTCGAGTAATATTTTTAGTGAAAACTGGGAATAAGTATAGTATCTCCAGTTAACTGTTAATGACTCAAAAACATCTAAGATACCAGCAGATTTAAAATTAAAACCACTAGTTCCTACTCGCTTAAATACTTCAATATCCATACTCTTACACTCCTATTATTAAAGGTGTAAATGAAATGGTTGCAAGAATGTTTTCGTGTCCTTTATCTGCCTGAACAACTAAATTATTCGATTCAATATTATCTAATGTGAAAAAAGTAGAACCAGGTGTACGAATACCAATAGCATTCGTTGATTTCGGGTCAGTATCATCTTGATGCCATGATTTCTTTTCCCCATTAACTGTAGAAAGGAAAATAGTGGTTCCTGCATCAAAAGTTCCTGTCCATCCAAAATACTCTTGAGTGACTACGTTATAAATTCTTGGATTTTTTACTACTGCATTACACAAAATATTAAGTTCAAAGCCAACTTCAAAATCTCCTTTGTTTAATATTTTTACAATCTGTCCTGGAGCAATTGTCGCAAAAGCAAAATCAGTTTTTATTGATAATGGAAATTTTAATTTATTATCATTTGATGATAAAGGAATGTATTTATTTCGAACGTTTTCATCTCGCCATTCAGGATCTAATGCTCTAAATTGAATTGACGATTCAGACGTTGATGCGCTACTATCTTTACTTCCCTCATAACCTTTTAATGGTTCTACATCAATACTATAAAGATTTTCACCAATACGAATATATAAAGTTCCTGCAAGTTCTGGGTTGATAATGGCCATCACTTGATGTTCTTTATCTTTCAAAGCCTCGTACGTTTCTTCTTTAATTGCAATTCCTACTGTCATATCCCTGTATGACAGCGAACTGGAAGTTTTACGCTGTCCAGATTTTCCTAAAATCTTTTGAGAACTAATTTCATTTTCTGGCGAACCAAAACCTTCATAGCTAGTTAAATAAAAAGGGCCAAAGCGGTCCAATTTTAATTCAACTCCCAACGTATTTTTATAAGAAATTTCCACATTTGGAAGTGTCGTCATTATTTCTCCTTTCTAAAAGTCATAAGCGGCTTTTTGCCATTGTAGTTGTTGTTGTCGTGCAATTTCACGTTCAGAAGGGTTTTCTTTCACAACAACAGTCATTGGAGCGTGTATCTCCGTTTTTGATTGTTCTTGATTTAAAGCATCGACTGGAATGTTTCCAGCTATTTTTTGAGCAGCGATAATATTTGAGTTGCTGCCAATGTTCAATGCAGAATCCCATGAATCGTTATTTAAGATATTAGTATCAATTTCATCAGTAATTGCTGATTGAATTTGTTTTGCTATCCCAGAAACATTTTTTTGAACAGCTTTAAAGTTTTCCATCAAACTGTCATTAAATCCACCCATAATAGCTTCACCAGCTGGAATTAGTAGTTTTCTATCATAACTAATTGGTCCTTTATGTTCTTTAATCCAATCAGCAATTCCACCTACAAATTTCTTTCCGGCTTCCCATGTGCTTTTAAGCCCACCGACAAATCCATCAATAATCGCACGACCAGCACCAGCTAAATCAATGTTTCTTAAACTATTGAAAATACCTTTTATTCCATTAATGATTCCAGAAATTGTTGAAGAGGCGCCTGAAATAATTCCTGTTATTCCGCTCCACACTCCAGACATTACTGATCGTAAACCATTACCAGAGCCTCCTAAGCTACTAAAAAATGATTTGATTCCATTAATTGTGCCACTAATAGAACCACCTACAGATGAGATGATGGAGCGAATACCACTCCAAGCTCCTGATATCATACTTCTTAATGCTCCACCAGCTGAACCCAAGCCTGTAAAGATAGCTTTAGCGGTATTAATGATACCGCCAATACCACTTACAACACTAGATATTATTGATTTTATGCCATTCCATGCACTAGTGATTAACCCTTTGAGTGATGTACCAGCTGCCCCAAAGTTTGCAAAGAAACCAATTGCCGTACCAACCCATTGAGCCACAGTTGCTAGTACAGGCGCAAATTCTTGAAATTTAGCTAAAACGGCAGCAATTATTGGAGTAAGAAATCCGACTACAACACGAATAGTGTCAAAAGTTGCTGATAGTGCGAGCATTGCTCCTTTTAATACTCCACCGATAAATGCGCCTAATACTTGAAAAGCTGGCATTAATGCCCCTGCAATAACTGTTGCTAAAGGTTGAATTGAATTCCACATTTTTACGAATGAATTTACTAAAGTATCTATTGATGGTCCTATAATACCCATCATTGTAGTAATACCAGTTGTAATTGCAGGTACTAATGCAGATATAATAGCTTGAATTCCGCTAAAATCAAGTCTTGAAATTCCAGAAGAGATAGTGTCAATCATCGGTTGCATGGCAACTGATATTGCTTCAAAAAGCGATGGTAGCTGTCCGAAAGCAACGCTTAAAGTTGAAATTACCGGCATTACAGCAGAAATGACATTAGAAAATAATTGTGGTAATTTGCTAAATACTCCCATAATTTGAGTACTGATTGGTCCAATTGAAGATAGTAAACTATCAAAAACTGGTTTTAAGCCTGAGACAATAGTTTGAAAACTTCCTTGTAGGGGTGATAATATCGAGCTGAACTTTGCAGTAAAGTCAGAGAACCCACTTCCAATCCCATTTCCTAATTGTGAAGAAAGTTCTTTTCCGGCTGCACTCACAAACGTCGAAATCGCTCCTGGCAAAGCCTTAAAGATATTTCCTACCATCGGAATGAAGTTCTTGAATAAGAATGTTGATGTCGTTGAAGCCAACGCATTCAATGGCCCTTGCAAATCACGGCCTAGTGATAAGTTCCCCAGAACATTAGACATTGCAGCTTTCATTGAATTAAATGACCCACTAAATGTTGTTGATGCTTCTTTCGCAGTTGTGCCTGTAATGTCCATTTCTGTTTGGATTGCATGAATCGCTTGCGTGATATCTGAGAAGTTTGAAATATCATACTTTTGACCAGTAAGCTTTTGAGCATCAGTCAAGAGTCGTTGCATTTCTTCTTTCGTACCACCATATCCAAGTTTTAAGTTATCAAGCATTGTGTAGTTTTGTTTTGCAAAACCTTGATAAGCATTTTGAATATCACCAACATTTGTACCCATTTTATTGGCATTATCAGACATATCAACAATTGCTTGGTTTGATAAATCTGCAGCCTTAGCTGTATCTCCATTCAATGATTTAATCATTGATGCAGAAAAACCTGTTACAGTTTCCATATACGCATTTGCAGACATCCCAGCAGTTCTATAACCTTCTGTCGCATATTTTTTTACTTTATCTGCATTATCTTTAAATAGAGTTTCAACCCCACCTAATGATTGTTGTAAATCAGCTCCTTCAGAAAGTGATGAAGAAATTAATTTACCAAGTGCTGCTCCTGTTGCTACCACACCAGCTATTGCGGCGACCTTTAAGGCAGAACCAATTTTTAACCCTGCACTATTCCCTGCCGACTCAGCTTCTGGGTCTAAGATACCAGACATTGAACCTGATATTCCTTTGGCAGATGGCATAATTTGCACATAAGCTTGTCCTAATTCTGTTGCCATTAACTTCCTCCTCCTTTTTGAAATAGTTGCTGACGATATTTTTCAAAATCCTCACCAGAATGAAATCGGATTTTTCTATCAGTTTTTTCTTTTGGTTTATTGATGATATCGGTAACAAGTTTTGGCCTATTTTTACCTTTCTGACCATCTTCTGTTTTAAACCATAAAGACATACTTAAACGGTCTTGAATCCCAGCTAAAAGAAGTGTATTAATTGGAAACTTTTGTCCACTCATCTTCATTTTTATCCTAGATTCTTCATTCAAACCTATAGAAAAAACAGCTATCTTTAGAGGAGATAGCTGTTTGTAATCGTAAATATGATAAATTTCTGCAAGGTCGCACATTAGCGCTTCTTCATCAAACTTTATCATTCTGGCAAGGAGAATTAGTTTTTTATTTTATTTTGAGCTGCAAAAATATCTTCAAGCGCTTCTCTGATTTTGTCAGTCGAAACAAGACCTTCTTCATCTCGAAGATAGTTTTTTAAATTTTTAGATTGATGTTCTCCCAATAAGAGATTTAACATTTTTGGTAACAGAAGAGGATTTTCATCAACTTCTGACAAAATTTCTACCAACTCGAAATTATTTAAACGTTCAGTTGTAATTTCATAACGAAATCCGGATTTTGTTGTTCCTTTTAACATATTTCTCGCTTTCTTTATTTAATATTTAGAGTTTTGCGTCCCCTACGGCGGCTTGACCGACTACGGGGTCATTAGTGTTAAACAGTTGTATCGAGTATGTAGTCGTAGTGAGAGTTGCCAGCTTTATCTGGTAAACCAGTAAGAGTAATCTCAAATCCAACAGCATCAGAGTCGTTATAAGAAATATCTCCAATTTCAGATACTTTTCCCTGTGGAATTACAATTCGCTTAAATACTCCATCACGTACTGTCATATCAATGACAACCGGATGCTCAATAAGTTCTTTTGAATTAGCCTTAACCGTAATTCCAGTTTTAAGGGTTCCGGTTACATTGTCAGCCCCATATACTTCTTTAAGTACTTCAACATTCAAAGCTTCAATCAACGTATAGCTAAATGTATCTTCTTTTTCTGTTTGTACTGTAGCAACCGTATCGCCACCCCAAGCTTTGATACTATCAGATTTTGGTGAATTTTTATTTTTTAATCCATCCTCTGAAATATATCCCAACGGTTTAAAAGCAACATTTAGTTCTGTTTTTGCATCAGTTGGTAAAGCTGTACCTTTTGGCGCTGAGTAAATAGCACCATCAATTTTGGGCTTTGCAGTAGTTACATTTTCTACTTGTGCCATTTTAATCCTCCTAATAATGATTAATATCAAATACCGCTTGATAGCGGTATTCTTTAGTTTCTGTGTCAGTAAAGTTGTAATCACTGTTCAGTGATACATTACTAATTTCATTTAGTTCGATTAGCCGTTCTACAACTTCTTTCAATTGTTCATTTAGCTTTGCTGCTTCATACATAGAAGGAGCATAGCTCTGAAAAGCAAATGTTGAAGATAAAAGATGATTACTCTTGCTACTACCTGTTTTTTCAAACAAAACATAGCTTAATGGCATCTCTCCTTTTTTCTCCAAAAAAGACGATACCGATAAATGAGTATCAAGAAAATTTTTAATAATAATCTCAATCATTTAACGCACCGCCTTTAAAATTGTATTGTTTTTCATGTTGTCACGCTTTGCTTGATAAGTTTCGGCAAATACCATCGCATTAGCACGATTTTTACCAACATGCATATCTTGACCATAACCTGGTCCACAACGCTGTTTAACAGCAGATGCTTTTTCTTTAAGAATTGCTTGCATTTCTGGTGATTTCATCATACTAGCAACTCCACTACGATTTAATTTGAATAGATTTTTAGCCATAATGTTCCACCGTCACTTTCTTGTTCCAATCTAATGGAATAAGTCCCTCGATTCCTTCAAGTGGTTCTCCAAAAGTCCGCCACGTTTTACCAAAGAATCTAACTTTTTTATTTTCCCAATCATGAGTATCCTTTTTTGGAATAGCTAGAGTATAGATTGCTTTTTTTCCTGTCAAAGTAAGCTGATTAACAATATCATCCGATGAGGTTGGGGAAACTAAGACGTTATTGACCACGATTTCCTTATCTTCATAAATTGGGTTTCCAAAAGGGTCTTTCCCTGTTTCTACTTTGTCAATCAAAGTCACAGCAATTCCCTTAATCATTCCCATAAAAATCAATCACCCCAAATCTTTGTTTTTTTAGTCCTAAACGGCTTAATTCAGAATTTTTTATGAATAAACCACCTCCAGGAACAAGATATGAGCCAGAAACAGAGTAACCAAGTGCACTCTCTGTTGTCTGAGTCATGGGTTCTTGATCAGTTGATGTCATAAGCGTTCTAGCAACAATATCTACCGTAACTGACTTTACAACACTTGCAAAATAAGAAGGTTTTTCAGCAATCATTGCATCTAAATATCTCCCCACTTTATCAGCTTCTTCACGTAAGGAATCTGAGACAATTTCAAGCAACTTTTCAGCTCGTTCTTTTTCATCTCCCTTTAATGGGCGCCATAGCATCGTTAAATCATCAACTGTAGCAAAAGGATTCATATTACTCCTTTCCTTGCTCCATCATCAAATCATAAAGCACTTGTTTGTTTGCACGTTTATCATATCTAACACCGAAAGCGTCAAGTTCTTGCATGATTTGATCTTTAGTAATCCAGTCATAGTTCCCATCTACATTTGATTCTTCCACCACTTGCTCTTGTTCAGCTTTTTTGGAGTCTGCATCATTAGCTTGGATATCTACAACAGCTTCTTTCGATTCATTTTCAAGTACCCAATCTCCGCCTGAGATTTTAAACTCTGTGTCGATTGTGGCTTTAGTTAATGTATTAAAGTATCTCATTTAATACCTCCTTATTAAGAAGCTTCAGTTACCCGAGCAAATTTAGTAGCATCAAGGATACCCCAACCGAGGAACAACTCGGCACGAATGTAAACTTGGTTATATCCTTTAAGGTCAAGACCTGAGTTGTCTGGGTCACCGTATTGGATAACTTCGAGTGGTACTTCTTTCGCGTAACCCCATTTAAAGCCGTTAGCAAAATCTCCGATGATGGCGCGGTCTCTTTGCGTCAACGACATATCAGATACTGTCTTATTGACATCTACTGGCAAGCCGTTGATAGTGTCAGGCGTTGCGCCCCATTTCAACTCAGGGAAAAGCGCATTTCCTTGCAAGTCTTTTTGCTTAGCGAGGGCTGAACGGAATGATGGATTGATTGCGATACCAGTTACATCAGCATCAACACCAGTTAACAACTCTACCGCATTTTCAATAGCGCCGTTGGGATCTGCAATGCCTCTTGGAGCTTCAACTTTTTGCGTAACTTTAGAGTCAAAGTGGTTTGTCCCAATAACAGCCGATGCTGTCCCCAACCGCGGATTGACACCGTGAAATGCCATTAAGTCAATACCACGAGCAACTTTTTTAGCAAAACCGTCATTAAACGCCTGCAAGATGTTAATTTTTTCTTCATCTGATGCGTACATAAATTCGTCTGAAATACGCGCACCATACTCAACTTTGATTGGTACCATTGTTTGTGGAGTAAGTGTTACTCCGCCGTGAGTTTTCTTACCGCTCTCTGCTACGACATCAATTTCTGAATCCATCGTAAATGTGAAAACTTTTTCGCCGTTGAACGGAATAGGTTTTTGAGCTGACAAGCGTGCGATTGAGCTTTTTCCAGCTACTTTGCTGATTAGGTCTGTGACCAATTCTGGGTCAAATAGTGTTCCTTTGTTTAATACCATGTTTTATTCTCCTTCTGTTTTTAGTCCATCGACTAATTTACGATAAGCTCCATCTTTTCCGTCACCCAAATTTGGTTCAACATCTTTAAGTGGGGCAGGTGGAGTTTGTGGTTTAATGAATCCGCTGAAACGTTCAGCATCAGCTTTAAGTGATTCTTCATCATCGCCTGAAAGTCGGTCAGCCAAATCTAATGGCAAACCAGCTTTAATAGCAATAGATTGTTTGAGTTGAGTTGTTTTGTAACCACTGATTTGTTTTTCATAATCAGCTTTTTCTTGTTCCCAAGACTTTGATTCTTCAATAGTTGCTTGATATGCAGTGTTATCTGCTTCAAGTGCAGCAATTTTAGTTTTGAGTTCATCATAATCAGCAAAATTAGCTTCAATTGTTTCTTTTTGGCGTGCCAATCTTGTTTCAATGATTTGGTTTAACTCTTCTTGCGTTTTTGGTAAATTATTTTCTGACATAGTCAAATCCTTTCTCCTGCTTGCCCGGCAGTTCGGTAATTTTTGGTACAAAAAAACGACTTAAAAAGTCGTCTAATACCGTATTTGTTGTTTTTTCTTCGGCTTGTTATTACTACAAGCCCAATGCGCCAACAACGCACTGTCCATTAAACTGATATCCATATCATCAAATTGTGATTTATATCCAAATCCACCGCTAGTACCGATATTTCTCTTGTCACAGTTAGTGACTACAGTAGAAAGTGAAGGTTGTCCAGAATGGCAAAAGTTTTTTTGAAAAATCCCTTGTTCCCATAGGGAATTAGCATTGATAATTTCTTTTACAGTTGGTAGTATCGGTTCTTTCAATTTGAAATCTTTCATTTCACTCGTTAAGATACTTTGACCACTTTGACCATCAATAACAACTTTTTCAACATCTGCTTTCTTTAAGAAATTGATAATCCATTGGTTGCCATTCCTTATGGACTGACAATCGATTGTTTCAACAAATACCTTTCCTGATAGTGTTTTAACCGCAATACTCATTGCAACATTTGCACCATCATTCCCATACTTAATACCAACAAAGAGCTTCCCTTTGATAACTGGCAAACGATTAACCTTGAGCGCATTCCATTCTTGTTCCGAAATGACTGATTTCTGGTTATATTTTGGCCAATATCCAAGACGTTGAACATTATGATCCAACTTATCTTCACCAAGCTCGGCTTCAATTTTCCGTTCGTTTAAGTGATAGCCCATAGATGGATTAGAATTGTACCAGGCTTCGACATCATGAATGTCCTTGACATCTTCAACCGACCACTCCGCCCAACCTGAATACTTTGCTTTACCAGCTATGGTATTATCTCGATAATTTGTAAAAACAGTTCCACTTGATACTGGTGTTGGAGGTGTTCCACACATTATAGTCATTGGATTATCACTGTCAGTAACAGTATATTTCAATGCTGATTCTTGCTCAGTAGTATATTCCTGAGCTTCATCAATTACTAAAATGTCAAATCCTTCTCCAAGACCACCACTTGATGTTCTTGTTCTGAACTGAATTACTCCACCAGACTCAATTAATTCCAATCTTTCTTGCCCTTTAGCTTTGATAGATTTGAAATCTTCTCCTTCAACATAACCACTATCTTCAAGATATTTTTTTAATTTCTCATAAGATGAGTGGGACGTACTAATTCGGTGTGCTGTATGAAGAATGCTTAAGCCTTGTACAAGTGACCATAATTCAAGGATATATACAATTTCTGTTTTACCATTCCGCCGTGGGATTGAATATCCAAACTTTTGGTGTGTCCATAAACCATCTTCATCAATGGCCATAACCTCTTTCAAAAGGTTCTTCTGCCATGGATAACACTCATGTTTGGATTTTTCGTAAATCTCAATAGCTTCTTGATATTTTGTTTCAGTAAATGGAAGTATTACCGATTGAGTAGGATACTGATTGCCAAATCTTTTTTCAGCAGTCATGTTACTCCTCCTTCAATCTAAATGCATGATAACCCTGTCGCTGGGATGAGTTATTTTTTACTTTTTAGATTCAAATTTTTACGTTCAGCAATCTTTGCTTCTTTATCTGGGTCAACCCAGTTTTTAGACCAAACATCCTGACGCTTTTTATCAATATCTCTAGGATCGTATTCTACTGTGCAACGGCAACGCTCATGGCGATGATACACATCGCTTGGAACATTAGGATAATCGTATGAACCTGCCAAATTTCTACACCAATCGCATGCTTTACCTACTAACTTTCTTACAATTTTGGGTTTTAAACCTGCTTTTGCTTGAAAATCAATATTTTTCTTAAGCGTATCATCAACAACACTCTGGCTAAATGTTACTATTGGCTCTTTCAAAAGCCAAAGTATTTTTTCAAAATCATCTTCACTAGAAATACGGTTAACAATGCCATCAATTCTATCTTGATTGAGTTCTGGCACTTGTGATTTTAATTTAAATCCAGCTAATTGATTAAGTTCACTTTGAACATCCGTTGAATACCCTGAAATTAAATCAAAATTTTTCTTCAATATGGAATTGAACAATCTATCTGCAATGTTGAAATACATTTTTCCGTCAGGTAAAACATCTACTGTTACATGAGTTCCCAAAACATCAGATAAAATTTGACCAACTTCAATACCAAATTCATTTGCTTGAATATAAGTTGCTTTTTTAGTTTTCAACAATTCCATTGATTGCTTCAACTTTTTACTATTTGCTGCTCTTTCATCAAAATCTTGATTTATTTTTTCTAAAAGAGGTGGTAAAATGTCTTCCATTATTCAGCTCCTTTAATTCCAGTTAAATCACGAATAGTATCTTTATTGATGAACTCAGGAATTGCTTGATTGAGTTTAATTGCTCCATCTCCAATAAGACTTAACATGCTTGCATCAGCTTCAAACAATGGTTCCCATTTCGGTTTTGTTTTTCTGAACTGTTCTCGCAAATATGGAGCATCATCACGCAAACATGCTGCAAGATAAGCTACATTTAGTAGTCCTGCTCCCAAACTTCGTTGAGCTTTTCTACCAGCCAATCTTAAATTTTCATGACTTGCCTTAATTGCTTCAACCGATGATGGATTATCAGAAACGAATCCTAAATCATCAAGAGTTAATCCAGTTTCACCAGCAAAACCAGCCGCTGCAGTTCTGAGTTGTTCGGTAAATGGCGACATGCTTGGTTGAGTAAATTGTCCAAGAGTTGGTTTATCGCCATCCTCGTCTTTTGTAAATTGCAACATGCTTGAAACTGTTGCTTTCCAAGTTTCCATTGGCTCCGCATCATCACTCAATCCAGTTACATATTTTTGAGGAAAAGAATAAAACTCAGCTGTTACATCAGCTCTTTCAAGTGTTCGTTTTGCATTGCTTTGCCAATACATTCCTGAACGTGTAATACGAGAACGCCCAAAAGGACGAACTGCATCAGGACGGTGAATGATAGGCACTAACAGTGGATGACCTGTTGGATTAGCAATCGAAATATTATTACTTGAATCACGATAATAATAATCTGTTCTATCAGGCAAGAAATGAGCTTCAAGAACAATATTATTGTTTTCATCTCGTTCTAAAACTGCATATCCCTCTGTCAGTAATCCAGTAATTGGGTCAATGATTCCTGTTGCATTGGTAGCTTCAATAACTTGAAGTCGTACTGCATCATTTTCACCTTTAGAAATATAAGTAAAGCTACATGATGCAATAAGTGATGACAAAACAGCACTATCAAAAAATATATCAGGATTATTTTCCTCAAAAATTTCATTTACTGTAAAGTCATCATTTTCAAATTCTCGAAAAACAAGACGGTCTGCAAGACTATCAACTCCTTTTGCACACCAGCCTAATATTGAACGATATTGTTGGCTTAATGCTTGTGGAATTGTAATCCCTTTGAATCTATCAACATGTTTCATTGCATATTGTTCATAGCGCATTTCTGCTCTTCGTTTATGAACAGATAGCTTAAATCTCAGGTATCCAATACCTTTTTCAGTCAATTTTTTGCTCCTTTCTCTCGTCTTTAAGATATTGAACAATTCTCATATATCTTTTCCGACTAAAAACATTACTATTTTTATACCAAACAAAAAAGTCATGATTCCTTTTACTAGAATTACAACTTCTACAAGCCGGAACTACATTTCCATAAGAATATGCGCCACCATCAATTAATGGGACGACATGTTCATGATGTAAATGCTCGCCATAAATTTCTAGAGACTTTTTTTCAGGCATACCACAGTAAGCACAGCTGCAACAAAAAAATGACTTAATTTCAAGCCATTCTTTTTCTGTCAAGGTACTTTCAGAGCTATATTTCAAAGTTCTAGACTTTGCACAAGTCATTCGTCGTCTTGTAGGATTATTTTTACACCAATCTTTTTCTGACTGACGACACTTACCTTTATTTTCGTTGTAATAACCTAATTGCCGTTCTTTGATTTTATCTGCATTTTTTTCATAATATCTCTTTTTCTGCTCTAAAATCTTTTCTTTTTTCGCCTCATATCTTGCTTTATCTTTAGCTTTTCGGCAGACTTTACATCGCCCTTCAAATCCACCTTTTCTCTTAAAATTTTTAGGAAAATTATGTTCATCTAGCTCTTTTTCTTGCTTACAGATGCTACAAATTCTTTTCATTATTATCTCCTTTTTCTCGCTCAAGAAAAAATATGTACAGTGACGGCGTGAAGTACGAGCTGACCCAGTGAGGGGTCCCTATCCCCCCCCATAGTTTCTCTCCTAAGCTCTTTAAATTATTTTTAATAATATTTATCATCAATAAATTAAGATACATAAGAAGACCAATCACGGCTTTGTGGTAAGTTACGATTACCTAATACCTTTGGTTCTTCTTGCTTCACATTGAATAGCTTGTCAGACTTCTGGCGGTTGCAGGTCCAGTGAGCAAGCTGTAAGTTATCCATCGCTGAAGGATGGCCACCTTTGTTAATTGGAATGATGTGGTCAACAACTGGACTCAATGGATCAGGAGCTTTCAATCTCTTATCGATTGGCTTGCCACATATTCCACAAGTGTTCTGTGTCTTTAAAAGAATCTTTCTATTCTTATCAAAGGCTACACGATGCGCACCAGTACGGTCAGCACGTAATGCTATGGGAGGTCACCTCACTTTCGCCACACAAAAAGCCAACAGAATAGATCCGCTGGCTTCATTTGTTTTATTTGATGATACTATAATACAACATTTATCTTGTCCGTTTAAAGGGGGCTAAACGGACAACCTTACCAGAAGCCACCACAATCACCATCATACATTTCAAGAATGGCTCGCTTCTTTCTTCGGACTGTCCTATCACTCATGAAGCAAAGCTTACCAAGTTCTTCCTCTGTATAATAATTTGTATCAACCCATTGATAATGAAATAATATTTTAGATGCATCATCAAGTTTACTGATTAAATTATCAACCCTCTTTCTAAAGTGTTCAATATAAATAATCTGTTCATCCATCATCCACTTCTCTACAATATCGTGAGTTGGATTAGATATTTTACTTGAACGACCTCCTCCTACATTATCATCGTGATGCTTACTCATCATTAACTCTTGTTTACGAATTGCAATCGCCTTATCAACTTCTCTATAAAGATAAAGTTTCTTTGAGATTGTTTTCATATCTTGGACTGATAGGCTATATCTTCTGGTCATAGTGTCTTAACTCCTTATATTTATGATATAATAGTAGTTAAGAAATCTGTTTTAAAGCCCGTTCCCAGCGGGCTTTTTTTCATTTTAAAACTTAACTTTAATCACTTCATTTTCTAGTTTTTTATAGCTGTCTAAATATAACTCACCTTTATTCCCGTTGTATGTTGCTTCGTAATACATACCATTTGCTGCTTCAACATCACTAGAAAATAATCCTTTTATATTTTGTAGGGTTTTGCATTGCCATACAACATAAATATCTTGTGTTTCGCATCCCAATTTTTCAGCTAATTTTTGAGTTACTAATTTATTGAAATCTTTATCCATTTTATTTCTCCTCCAGTTGAGTTTAGCGAGTTCCTAGCTCAGTATGATATAATTTGTTAGACCATAAAAATACAAACGTTAGAATTCACAATTTCGCTCAAGCTTGGTCAGCTTGGGCTTTTTTTGCGTTATTTTAAAACGGTATTTTGTCAATATTACCTGTCAGCATTGCCACAATAACAATTGCTGTCGCGCAAATAATCATTAGACAAAAACCAATTTCATATCCATGTAAATTTTTCATCTCCACCTCAATCCATATGTTTATCAAGCTATTTTTCAGGGAACATGTTCTCAGACTCGTCAAGGTCTGAGCGGTTGATGACAAAAGGGTTTCCCAAAGCATTATATGTAGCAATAACTGTTTTATCGCATCTTTCACATTTTTCTATATACTTTGGATAATCTCCGCCACTTATTCGCTTAACAATTTCGTACTTATGCAAGTGCAGCTTACACAAAAGTTTCATTTTCTATTCCTCCACCATTTTTTAATATCATTTTTGAAAATGAATATGATAAAAGCCATGATAATAAGTCCCCAAATTGGAATAGCGATCATTGCTGCTTTTATGATTCGTATTAATAATTCTTGCAATTCATTATTCATTCAATCCCTCCCCACCAGTCATTGACCAGCGATATTAGTTTGTCGGTCATTCTCAAACCTCCCCAGTGCTACCAAATCCGCCTGTACGCTTTCCATTTGCGTTGTCATCGTCTATTGTAAGGTATTTGACAAACACCCCTTGCATTATTCTTTGACCTTTAGAAATGGTTACAGGCTCTTTTGAGATGTTCATAAATAAGCCTTTAAATTCTTGCGGATAGTAATCTGAATCGATAATTCCTACTGAATTAATCAATGCAATGCCACGCTTAACTGGATTACTTGAACGGTCGTATAATTTCAATACTTCATCATCTCCAAGTTGAACAGCTAGCCCAGTGCTTACCATTTTAATTTCATCAGGTTGAATCGTAACTGTTTCACTTGCTGAAATGTCATATCCTGCGCTATGTTTTGTCGCTCGTTCTGGAATAGTCGCATTTCCGTCTAGTTTTTTAAATCCTCTTGTCATTCTCCGTCCTCCACAGGCACATCAGTTCTCAAGTATCCTACTTCATCACACCATTTTAAGAATTGAACTCTTAGCTCATCTGGAATAAAAGCAAGGGTGACAACTTTATCACTAGCAGACCAAGAATAAACAGCACTACCGTTTCTTTCAGCATCTTTTTGCATGTTTTGGACAGTCGCTCGAAGAACATCTTCTGTTATAACTTTCCGTTTAAGGCTCATCATCCCGTCTTTATTTATTGTTGTTAAATAAATATCATTTGAAATAGCTGCATTTGCTATAACCATATTTTTATAAACTTCGCTCATTTTTCTACCTCCACAGGCACAGCAAACTGCCAGTAACGCTCATCAATTGACTTGATTTCTTGTTCTGTTAATTTTAATGCATAATCTTTTCCTTTTGTAAATTCTGAGATTATTCCACTTTCCGCTTTTGATACGAAGGTTGAATCGCTTAATCCAAAAACTTTTGGTAAATCAATATAGAACAGCTGCGGTTTTTCGACTGTGTACCCGATATTTCGAGCAATAATATATTTTTCTGGATTATTTTTAACCCACAATCCGGCTTCTTTTAAATCTTTATCATTAGCAGTGAATATATCCTTCAAAGTTTCTGCTATGCTGTTATCAATTTGTTCATCCCATGCAATTGCGTCTGCCACACACTCAGGCACGACTGGCAGGGCTTGCTGTTGGAGTTTCAGCTTATCTTCAAGAAGGAATGCATATTCTTTCCATTCTTTTAATGTTTGAGCACCTTCTGTAAATTTTTTAGCTAATTCAGTGAAATCTACATCTCTTTTAGAAAATGGGTCAATATATGCTTTTTTTGGTCTTTTTACTTCTTCTTCAAACTTAGTCATTTTTCGTGTCCTCCAAATAAATATTTAAATCGAATTGATTTTTAATTTCAGTTTTTTTGATTTTATGGAAAAGGAAACTTGCAGAAAATACTTCGATATCATCTCCAAATTTAAAACGGATAATCATATTTCCATAGCAATCTTTTACATTAACTGTCATTCCTTCTGAAATTGTTTTTAGTAAACTTTCAACTGTCATTTCTTATCTCCTTCCAATAATTCAGGGTTCTCATAGATATTTCCGATGACTTCATAATTCAATTTATTTGTACTCGCCCAGAATTCTTGCCGATATAACCTATTTCCTTCAAAAATAATTGAATATCCATATTTTGGAGAATATTCAAGATAACCGATTTTGTCATCAGGAGCTAAGAATATAGCATTCAGTTTTAAAATGTCACCTTCATAAATTTCAACGCCATTTTTATCTTTTAATCCTGTTGACTGCATAAATTCAACGTCTTCATCAGCGCCAGTACAGAAATGGTCAAAACGATAATTAATGCTATCGTCGAAATATTCAACCTCTCCATAACTCATACGCTCATCTTGTTTATCCCAAGCTCTTAATTTTGGTATCATCTAGCTGCTCCTCTCCCATAAAAACCATATCAACGGTTTCGTTGTAAAGATCGACTCCAGGGCTATTGAATGGAAATTCATCACATTCAGGACAAGAGATACTATCTACTAAATCAGGAATTGAGTCAGTGAATTCAAGAGCAGTAATAAAAGTTGGAACGTTGATATAATATGCTTCTTCTCCACCGCCTTTTATTTCAGCTTGATAATATTCTTCACTTTCATAAGCACCTAAACTTACTGGGTGAAGTTGTTGAGTAAAGTAATGGCAATTTACATATTCAATTTCTTTGTTGCAATTTTTACACTTCATCTCATCCCTCACTTCACAACTCTGTCAAAGAGTTCACATGCATGGTATCTTCCATTTATTTTTACAATTCTAAAATCATCACGCTTAACTGATTTTTTAGTGAACTGGTCTTTTTCAACCGTTATGTATTTGTCAGTAACTTCGATAACTTTTAAGAATTTTGTGTCGCGGAAGCATATTTTATCTCCACGCCTTATTTCATTTTTGCTGAACATATTACTACCTCATATTTTAGCTTCTAAGCGCTTTTGCCTAGTTCGTGATAAATTATCCATGAAACAGTTTAAGCGCTCAATGTAACCGTAATTTTCATGAATTATAGCTATCCAAACACAACTAATGATTCTGTCAGTTGCTTATCCATAAAATTAAACAGTTGATTCAAGTCATATCTTTTCCGTTGTTGAAAACAGATTTAATATCTCGATAAATTTCAACCAGCTCATGACTTCCTTTAGTTCTAACTGTGATATAAACCGAATTACTTCCATAACCGTCTTCTCTTTCTTTATTAGCTAAGTTAAACAATTTAACAGTTGGTATGATTCTGAATGCTGTCATTCAAACCTCCTCGATATCAACTTCAAGACGATAAGCTTTTGTTCCAGAAAGTCCGCCATATTGATATTTTGTAAATTTAACTACTTCGTGATTATCATCTGACCAAAGCCCTGATTCTGTAAAGCCGTCCATAATCGCTTTTAAGGTCGGTTGTAAGTTGTCTGGGTCACTTCTTCGTTTGGTTGGTGTAAAGACTGTCAGCGTAACGCTACAAGTCCGTGTGCTATCAAATAACGGCAATTTCTTTAAGCTGTTTAATGGATTTCGCACTTGATTAAAAGTAATTCTCTTTAATTCTTGAATTATTTTCGCTTTTTGGTGGAAATGCATCCTGTCATTAGAATTCAAAATCAATTTTTTACTTTTTGGAACATCTTTTGATTTACTGATAGCCCGATATAATTCAAATTCAAACTTCACTCGCTTCTCCAAATCTAACAATTGCAGGCATCTGAGCCATGCGATTAAGAATAAAAATAATCTCATGCTCAGATTTCTCTGCCAGATTCTGCTTTTTAATTCTTCCGAGTGGGTAATGTTCGTTTTCCCACTGCTCAATGATTATTGTTTTCATTGCTTCTCCTAGAATGGCAACTGACTAACACGCTTATCTTTAATATTTTCAAAATTGAATGCTTTTTTTCCAATACCTCTGAACAAACGGCTATATGTCCTGTTATGATATTTTTTTCTTATTTCATCACTTTTTAGATTAGTGGTAATAATAGTCTTAGTCCTTGCATCCAAAACTTCTGTCAGTAAAGACATCGACTATTCTGTTATTTTCTCGCTTCCAATATCATCAATAACTAATAAGTCAGTATTTCTAAAAACTTCCATGAAGTATTCAGTTGAATAAAAGCTGTCTTTATTATCAAAACTATCTTTGATTAAGTGAAGAACCTCTGACCAACTTGCAAAAATAACGGTTAAATCAGTATGCTGCAAACAATCTTTTAAGATGCTCATGGCTAGGTGACTTTTCCCTGTTCCTGCTGGCCCGCTTACTACAGTATTTCCCTCACCGCCAGTATAATAATATTCAGATACTTCTTTTGCGAACGCCAAAGCTCTCTTTTCTTCGTCAGTTACTGCATTAAAATTTTCAAAACTTGCTTTTTTTATTGTCATATCTCTCACAATGCTATTGCGATTAAGCCTTTTGACAAACTCAGCTTTTTTCCTACGTTTAATCACTTCTTCAGTCTCACGATAGACAACATCGGCATAACCACAGTTCATAATCAAAAAAGGTTCATGTCCACTCAATGCTGTTTTTTCGTTATTATCAAATTTATTTTTCTCTTTAAGATATTCGTAGAATTTAGAATAACTTTTTGAAACTTCATCGCTAGTCATCTTATTATCCGAAATGAATTTTTCTATTTCTGGACAAGCGATAACTTTATCAGTCATTGCATTAAATTTATTCATATCAACAAATTTTCCAATAACATCTCCGATACTTTCCATTTCTTCCTCCTAAAATGGCAATCCAAGATCATCATAAGGCTGTGCTTGTTCTTGGCGCATTGGTGTCTGGTTAAGGTAATTATCAAACTTCGTTCCGAATAAAGTTGACGGTTGTAAATATTTTTCTGCTGGTTGACCATTTATTGTTTTGCCTGTCCAGTCAGCAACTTTATTATCAACGACCTTCTTAAAGTCATCTAGTTTATAATCCTCATTCCACCTCGCTTTGATAAAACGTTTGTGAGCTTCAGTAGTTCTAAAACTTCGCCCTGTTTTTTCATTCAAGTAAGAAATAATTTCAGAATATGGAATAACATCGTCAGATTTATCTGACATAGTATTATTATTCTTTTTCTTATTCTTACTCTTATTCTTATCTTCTTCTGTTGCGTCACGTGACGTCACGCTAACGTCACTATTTTCTATAAGCTTCTTACGCTCTCGATACTTCTTATTACGCTCAGCATTTAATTTTCTGATTTTCTCCATTCCATCAATGTTTTGGTGCTTTTCCCAATTACTGATACCAATCATGTTGTTATCATATATCTCAATCAACCCAAAGTCTCTGAATGTTTTAAGAGCCAATCTTACAGTAGAAACAGGCCTATTACACAAAGCAGAAATCATTTCATCAGTATATGGAATATGATTACTTAAATAGACAAGCCCAGAATCATTTGTTTTTCCCGCCAAGCTAAGCAAGTAAACCCATATTCTAAAGATCGCATCATTTTCTGGCATTTCATCAATCAACTTCATTTTTTCATCATCGAAAATATTAACGCTCAATTTAATCCAACTAATTTCAACCATTCGATATCCTTTCATCTATATTTATTTCAAGTTTTATTTTTCAAATTAAAAGCTGGCAATGAGTGTTTATGTGCAGGCACTGAATACTCATGGACTTTACGGTCGTTACGCCACCCTCCAGCACTTGTTAGAATGGTAGGTCATCATCTGAAATTTCCATTGGATCACTTCCAAAAGAATCGTTATTTTGTGGTTTTGCAGCTGGATTACTAACTCGTTCACCATTTGCTTGATTACTTTTTTCTAGTACTTGGAAATTACTTGCGACAACCTCCGTAATATAAACCCGTTGCCCTTGTTGATTCTCATAGTTGCGAGTTTGAATACTACCAGTAACTCCAATTAATTGACCTTTATGAGTCCAATTGGCCAAGTTTTCGGCTGATTTACCCCAAATAACACAATTGATAAAGTCAGCTTCTCTTTCTCCATTAGCGTTTTTAAATGCTCGATTAACTGCAAGAGTAAAAGCGGCAACTGCTTTATTTTGTGGTGTATATCTAAGTTCAGGTTCTTTAGTGATTCGCCCTACTAGAATGACATTGTTAATCATTTTGTTCTTCCTTTTTTATATCTACGAATTTTTCGATATCATTGTATGCTTCATCAAGTGGCATTTTTAGCCAATCATTTTGTTCATCAATACTTGCCCCATAGTTTTTCCCGGCAATAATAGCCATTTTGTTAACTACAGCTTGAAGCTTTTTCTCATCAAATTCTTTTTTATCTTTACCAACAACATATAATTTAGGTGGAGTTGGTACCTCTTCTTCAGTAAAATCAGCTTTTGTATTTTGAACCTTTGAATTCTGAGGTAAAGCCCAACTTGGAAGCTGTGGATTCTTCCACCAAAAGTTCTTTTTTGAATTTTTATCAAAAACTTTGTTCCAACCATCAGTCTTTTCAAGTGATGTTTGAGCAAAACTGGTAGGTAAGTCATATAAATATCTACCTACTCCCCATTGGACAGCTGCTCTCTTCATTGATCCAGATAATCCACCTTTAACTGCTTCAACCTGAGTATTTTCTGCGCCATCCCATTTGGTGACCCATTCGTCTCCAAACTTAACAGATATACCACATAATGTCCCACCATCAGGAGCTGTTTTGAATTCGTTCTTCCATCCGGAAATTCCAAAAACTTCATCAAAACGTTCTTGAACTGCCCGATTATCCATATAAGCAAGAACCATAGCCCAAGGTTTACCTTGTTTAGAAAATCCTGATTGTTGAACTCTCCAAACTACTCGGTCTGGTTGCAAAGGTTTTTGTAAGGCAAGCATTTGTTCTTCATAATCTGCCATAATTTACCTCACGCATCCCATTTAATTGACTGGGCTTTTGGATTTTCAACAATATAAGGCTGGATATCCTCATAAACAGATTCTCCATACTTTTTCTCTAACTGATTAATAATCAACGGAACAACACTATCAAGCCCATACTTTCTAATTAAAGCCATTTTAGCAGCGTTATCCATTGCAAGTACTCTTGTGTATTGTTGTTTTGAATAAGAGAGTCGTGAAAATAGTTGACCTTCATCAAGGCGTTTCTTGACTTCTTTTTCGGCTTCTTTTTTTAATTTATCTATTCCTTTTGTTGCTGAAAGAAGATTAGTTAAGGTACTATTATCAAACTTTTTAAGCATTTCAGGATTAAGTTGAAGAACTTCTCCTGTTTCATTGTCCAAAGGGACTAATTGTAATTCCATAATGTTCTCCGTTTCAAATTTCTAGGCATTCGTGGTATAATTTAAGTAGAAGTTTTGGCGAATTTCCTACTTGCTCTGCGTGCCATGCAGGGCTTTTTTAGTTCCAAACTTTTTTCCAGTCTGAAATACATTCGTTAAGCATTGCAGCTTTATCATTAGCAAGCTCTTGCTTATTCTTTTTGCGTTAAGTCATATAAAGACTTCCGTCTGGTCGTTCCCAAGTTTCAAAGACCACTACTCCACGATTTTCTCGTTTGATTAAATCATGATAGATTTGTCCAACTGGTGTTGGAATTAGTCGAACTTTACGACCGTTTATGATTGCTGTTTCCATTAATTTCCTTTCTATGTATGTGTTTTAATCCTCCGAGTGCTATAATTACTGTGAGCAGATATTTGCGGTATTTGCTTAGTTTTATGGAAAGGAGGAAAGTTGATATCTGTTAAAGTACATTTTTCTAATGGTGAGTCAATCGTTATTTCTGAAGAAACCAGAATAAGCGCTTGGAATTCATTAGATAAAGATCCTGATGGATATTATGCCGAAGGAGTTTTTTCAGGTTCTAACATAGACTCTCCAGATTTAGGAACATCATATCAACATATTGGGCTGATGGGACTTTTTGGTAGTACTGACTGGTTTGCTATCGGACTAGATTTTAAAACTACTTATAAAACTTCAGCAATTGTTTCGTTAGAAGAAACACCGTGGTAATCTAAAATATTATCTATTGATAATTTGATAAGCTCGTTTGTGGCCCTATCAGCTGTATAAAACAGTTGCTCTTTTAGCCATTTGCGAGCTTTTCTTATATCACCATCATTTTGCTTCAAAGCAAGATCTGATGTTTTGTTAATTATTTCTTTATAGTTGTTAGCTAACTTTTCTATTTCTTTATTCAAAATCTCTCTGTTCTAGCGGAGTACCGCATTTAATTTCTTAGCAATGAGCTTTATTGCTCTAATGTTTTGTGTGATTAAGTCGTGTACCAGATCAAACAGGATTTCGCCCGTTTCTGGGTTGACTATGTATGTGTAGGTCATGAGAACCTCTTCTTATTTGATAACTGATTGGCGCTTTTTAAGTTCTTGCTTATACTCAGGAGTATTTACAAACTGCATGAAGTCTCTGATTTCTTTGTATCGAAATCTCCGTCCATTCATGAAAATACCAGACTTAAATTGTGGAAATAGCTCCATTGCTTTTCTACGTCGATAAACTGTTTGATCATGGATGGAAAACTTTTCCGCTACTTGCTGAGTAGTCAAGTAATCATCATCTTTATATTCCATCTGATTTCCTCTCTATTCTTCAAAGTCAAAGCTAGTTTGTGAGTTCAATCCACGAATTTCAAGCGTTGTATTGAATGATGGTTGCCACATATCAAGATATTCTGTTGCTTCGTCATAACGGCTTAATGGAATATCGCTATATTTAACAACATCGAAGCGATTGTTCAAATCTTTATAAAACTCTCTGAATACCTTAGCTCCTAATTTCTTATGAGCATTTGAATACTTACCGCCAGTAAACATATAAACTTTGCTTGCTACTTTCTTTTGCAAAACTTTAGCTTTATTTGAAGGAAGTCCGAATCGGTCAGTCAAATCAAGAACTGAATTTTCGATTTGTTCGACTTTTTTATTCAAGTTCACGTTTCCTTGAGCGAGTAATGCAATTTATTGTTCAGGAGTTTGCGGTAAAAGCTGTTGTTTGAGTTCTTTTTCAACTTCAATGAAATATTGACGGGCTTGTTTCCCTTTTTCGTTACGTTGAATCATGGAAATTTCTTTTGCCACGTCAAGTTTAAGAGCGTGATTGATAATAGTTGTAAATGGATTTCTAGGATTATTGGTTTCACTTTTTTCTGAAACCAATACAAAGTCAATGTTTTCAATGAATCCATACTTGCACATATCTTTGAACCATTGCGTGTATGGTGTTTTTACTCCTAAAAATTCATGTAGTTCACGACCGCTTACTACTTGGTCGTTGTTTTCGTTTTGTGTGATTGTAATTAATTGATTCATTTTTGAATCCTTTCTAACTAGCTTTATACACATTTTGTGTAGTTTTGTCGTAAAAAATATCATTCAATGATCTTGGACCAATGAATGGTTTCAGGTAGTTGCGGATCGCAAACATTTCTGTCGCTCTCCAATCATACTGACCTAATTCTTTACGTCTATACTGTTCTTCGCTCAAACCAATAGCTTTGGAGATTTGTTTTTGCGAGATTTTATAATATTTTCGCAGAGCAATTAATTCTTTTTCTACTGCCATACTGGCTCCTTTCTTTTAAAAAATTTCTGCATACGCAGTAAGGGAAGTTCAGGAATCGAACCTGTTCGCCAGTCTTCCCTGCTCATTGTGAGCGATATCATAACTCCGTGCTATAATGTAAGTGACTAAACTAAAAAAAGATTTTGAAACTGTCAATGATAAAATAAGAGATGTGGCTAAGAAATATGACGCAAATATTAATCAAAATGAATAGTATAAGCACAAGCGCTAATCTATTAATATATTCATGAATAGTTGAATCTTTAGCAAGTCGCTCTAAAGCCATGCGTTGTAATAGATATAAACATATCATTTCTAAAAAGAAATTTTCTGACATACATTATACGACTCTTTCCGCCCCTCTGGGGGCTTTTTGTTTTGTCAGTTCAACTGCTGCTTTATAAGCGTTTGACCATTTAAATAACTGAGGCAATAAAGAGTCTTTGATAAATTGAACAGAAAAATCTTTTAACAGTTGTTTTTTGTACCACTCAACACTATGCTGCTGAATAGTTTCTCTGTAATGCGTAACTACTTGTTCCATTAGAACCTCCATTTGCCTGCGAGGGCTTTTTATTTGCCAAACTTGCTACTTACGTCGCGGTGGATACGTCGTGTACCGTCATTTGAGCCTGTTCCGTCTGCCGTACTGAATGCTCCATGTTTGTTCGCTTGTTTGACTTTATGAGTTAATTATACTACACAATTTGTGTAAAGTCAACAAAAAAACAGTAATTACTAAAAAAAGTTTGCAAAACGTGTAATTTTCTTTTATAATACATATATAAAACTTCGAAAGGTTCGATATGGACGATAGAGAAATAAATAAATTTGTCGGAATGAAAATAAAAGAGTTTCGCAAAAATAAAAAGTTGACCCAGCAAGACTTAGCTGATTTGGTCGGAGTGAAAAACAGCGCAATCTCTAATTATGAACAAGGAATTAGGATTCCTAAAAGAGATTTCTTATTCAGGGTTGCAAATGCCTTGGGCGTTTCAATAGACGAATTTTTTCCTATACAAAGTGAAGAAACATCTTCTACTCTATCCGAAATAAATAAAATCAGTTCACAACTCGAAGAACCAAGACAAAAAATAGTTTTAGAGACTGCAAATCATCAGTTAGATGAGCAAATCAAAAAGAAACGTTTATCTTTCTTCTCTAATAAAGTTGATTTCGATAAAATCAGCAATATTGTTCCTTATGACCCTAATAAAGAATGGTACGCCCCTGTTATAGGAGAAATCGCAGCAGGAACTCCAATTCTGTCCGAACAAAATTTTGAAGGTATGCGCCCTGTTTATGGTAAATACGCTGGCCGTGATGATATATTTTGGCTTAGAGTTAAAGGCGAAAGCATGGAAACAGAAATACATGACGGTTCTTTCGCTTTAATACTGCAAGACCCTGACCTTTCAGAAGGTTCTATCGGAGCTGTTCGCTTCATAGACGATAACGAAGCAACTCTAAAATGCGTCTTCTATGAATATGATGAAAATGGCTATCCTCTCTGTTTAAGACTTGAACCATTAAACCCTGATTATCCGATTCAATATGCTGATGAGTACAATCCAGCTGTAATAGAAGGTAGATTAGTCAAAGTAGAACAAGATTATTAAAAAAAGCCCAACCTTTGATTAGGTGGGCATTTTTAGAAAGGATAAAATTATGTGGGTAGAAGATTTAGCTAATGGTAAATATAAGTATTGTGAGCGCTATACAGATACAAAAGGCAAGATAAGGAAAGTATCAGTAACACTAGATAAAAATAGCTCTAGGGCGCAAAATGAAGCTTCTAGGCTATTGTATAATAAAATAGATGCAAAGCTTGAAAAAGAAAAACAAAAAATTGAAGATGAGCAAAATAAAATAGCTTCTATCACTTTTTGGGAAGTCCAAGATGAGTATTTTTCAATTTATGAAGAAACAGTAAAAGCTAAAACTGCCTCACTAAGAGATACAGCAAAGAAAAAAATTAGAAGTTTAGTTAGTGAAGAAACCTTATTATCGGATGTTAACTCTGTTTTTATTTTAGAGATATTGGAAAAACTATATTACAAAGAAAATTATTCTTATTCTTATATCAAGACACTTAAAGCTTCTTTTAACATGGTTTTAGATTATGCTATATCAAAAGAATATCTAGCAGTTAATCCTATTTCTAATGTTAAAATCAAAAAGAAAGTCTTAACCTTAGAACAAAGGGAAAAGAAAAAAGAAAAATATCTTGAACGTAGCGAATTAAAACAGGTCATAAAAGATATGGCAGTAATTGATAAATCAACCTCATTATTAATTGAATTTATGTCACTTACAGGTCTAAGATTTGGAGAATGTGTAGCTATTCAAATAAAGAATATTGAGAATAATGTTTTACATATAAATGGAACTTGGGACAGCGTTTCTAACTCTAAAACAACAACTAAAAATATTTATTCAGATAGAAAAATCACGCTACCCAAAAGATGTCTTCAAATAATCGAAGAATATCCTTTAAAATATCCAAAGGATAAAATAAGCAAAGATAATTATATATTTATTTATAAAAACAATAAACCATATAACATTTCTGTTGTGAATAGCAGACTAAAAAAAATAAATTCAGCTAAAAATTTAAGTACACATATTTTCAGGCATACTCATATTGCTTTATTAACTGAGCTTGGAATACCTTTGAAGTCTATCATGGAAAAAGTGGGTCATAATAACCCTCAAACAACTCTTTCTATATATTCTCATGTAACTGAAGAAATGAGCAAAAATATAATAGAAAAACTAAATGAAATAGACCTCTTAAATTAGAGGTCTATTTTTTAAAAAAGGGGCAGAAAAAGGGGCAGAAATTTGATAATATTGGTTCTGTTGCAAAGTTTTAAATAAAGAATAAAATCCCTTACGGTATCTATGATTTAAGCTGGGATTCCCAATAATATCTTGATTTCAGTACAGACCGAAAACCCGAAGAGAGTGCCTTCTTTTCGAGTTTTCTTATATAATCCTCGGATGGCTTCCATGCCTTTAATCGTGGGTGAGGCAGTGCGTAAACTTCGATAGAATTTATTGCGTCTCTTTACTGGACGATGGTCTTGTTCAATCAAATTATTCAGGTATTTAATGGTACGATGTTCTGTCCCTTGATAAAAGCCGTATTCTTTTAGTTTCTTAAAGGCACTTGTAATAGAGGGGGCTTTATCTGTGACTACAACCTTCGGTTCATCAAACTGCTTCACTAACCGCTTAAGAAAAGCATAGGCTGCTTGTGTGTCCCGTTTTTTACGTAACCAAATATCCAAGGTTAAACCATCTGCATCGATGGCTCGATACAAATAATGCCATTTTCCTTTAATTTTGATATAGGTTTCGTCCATTTTCCATGAATAAAAGGATTTTTTATTTTTCTTTTTCCAAATTTGATAGAGTAGTTTGCCATATTCTTGCACCCAACGATAAATCGTCGTATGAGAAACGTTAATACCACGAGCATATAAGATTTCTTGAACTTCACGATAGCTAAGGTTATAACGAAGATAGTAGCCCACGGCTACAATAATCACATCCTGCTGAAATTGCTTTCCTTTAAAATGATTCATCGTCATTCCTCCTGCTATCTTTTTCTATTATTCTACCTTATTTGATAGTAGATTTAAAACTTTGCAACAGAACCATCATGACAGTTACCTTTGCGACTCATAGATTGGATTATTTTTTGTGATTTGAGCTTAAAGACATAGTTTTTCATCTGATATGCCCACCCTTGGTCAGAGTGGAAAGTACGACGATAGAGACAATCAGAAGTCAATTCTAAAGCCTCCTGAAGTGCTGTCGCAATATCTTGATAGGTTGGTTGTTTAGAGATTTCATAGCTAATCACTTCGTTGTTGAAAAGGTCAAGATAGGGGTTGAGATAAAGCTTCTTTTGAACCCCTTTATCGTAATATTTGAACTCAGTGGTGTCTGTCGTTATCTTCTGATGTGGTATAGAAGTGTTAAATCGTCTGTGGAGCTTGTTCTTAGCCACAGTCCCAACTTTACCTTTGTAAGAGTTATATTTACGAGATTTATTCCAAAAAGTAGTCACACGAAGCCCAAGTTTTTTCATCAAGCGCTGAACTTTCTTGTGATTAACATAAATTCCACGTTGTTTTAATAGCTCAACCATTGGACGATACCCTGCATTAGTGTGTTCTTGAAGTATTTCAAGCATGACTTGCTCAATCATTTCGTCTTTATTAGGACGTTCAAAACGATTGACCCAGTAGTAATAAGTTGCTTTAGAAAGTTCAGAAATGGCTAAGAGTTGCTTAAGTAGGAACTTGAATTCTCGTCGGAGTTCACAGACCACTCGGGATTTTCCCTCTTGTGTTGTTCCTGCCGTAATCTCCTCAGCCCTTTTAAATATTCAACTTCCATTCTTAAATTAAGATTGTCGTTTTGAAGCCTAGCAAGTTCTTGCTCTGTTTCATTCACCACATCTTTCGCTTTATTAATACTTATTTCAAGCAATTCAGACTCTTTTCTAGGTCGCCCCTGAACATTAGAAAAGGCAAATTCCCCTTTTTTGCGATA